GGTTACTTAACATAGGTTGGCAACCAGAAGAATACAATCACAGTAAAACGGAGGTAGATAAAGATGGAAATCCTAAACGTACTTCGCCAAAGCTTAATGCAGATGATGCTTTCATTGGTGTCGATGGGAAGGTCGGTAGGCTCGTATGTAAGCGAGTTCAATGTAGACATAGACAGTCTAATATACAGGGTTGGATTGATAGGGTGCGGGATGATGGTAGGCTTGAGTCTCGTATTAGCGGCTTTGCTGATACATACCGTGTACGTCATGCTAACATAGCTAATGTTCCTAATGTTAATAGCTTCTATGGTAACAACATGAGGAAGTGTTTCATCTGTGAAGATGATAAGATATTAGTTAGTGCTGATGCCGCAGCCTGTCAAGATAGAATGATTATCTCAAGGGCTAGGGATGCAGGTATTAAGGATGCAGTGTTTGAGGACATGGTATTAAATGGGGATAAGGCTAAGGGTACGGATAGTCACAGTAGAGCTAGGGATGAGATTAACATCTTATTCGCGGAGATGGGTATAGCTGCTATTAACAGAGCTAGTGCTAAGAACTTCTCTTATGCTTATAAGTTTGGTGGTGGGGCTAAGAAGCTGGGCTTCATGGCAGGGGAGAAGAACGAAGCTAAGGCTGTTAAGATAGGTAAGGCTATTAAGACAGCATTCGATACCGTATTCCAAGCACAGATTAAGCTAGGGGAACACATCAAGAAGGAGTGGATAAAGAGCGCACGTATGAAGACCGTTAAGTACAAATGGAATGGCAAGGAACAAGAGAAACAGGAGTTCTATAATGGTAAGGTGCAGGGATTGGATGCAAGAAAGATACTGATACGTACAGAGAAGGACATACTTGTGTACACAGTGCAGAGTGATGAAGCCTTGACAATGCAATACGCCACTGTATTAGCAAATAGAAAGCTTGACTCTAAATATAAAGAAGGTGTACAATGGAAACAAGTTGGGTTCTTCCATGATGAATTCACATTTGAAGTTGAGCCAGAGATAGCAGAAGATGCTAAGATTATGTTAGAAGATAGTATAGCAGAAGCAGGGGCTTACTTTAAGCTTAACCTCCCACAGATTGGAGAGGGTGAGATAGGTAGGAACTGGCAAGAAATCCACTAATTATTAATTAAAAAAAAAGGAAGTAGAAGATGAGTAATTTTTACAGACAAGATTCTTACTCCAACCTAGAGTCTTCTAGTGAAGAAGACGCTGAGCTAGTGTGTATACACATACACAACATTGCACTAAAGAAAATTTTAGGGCTTGAAAAAGAAGTTGAATATTACAAATACTATTCAGAGTTATTAACTAAGGAGATAACATGAGCGCACCAATATACATAGTGATACCAGAGGCAGAGTTTTTAGGGGCTACGCAGTACATTAAACCTGAAAACATTGTACGACTTACGCAGTTTGAAGATACATGCAATGTAATGTTCAGTGAGTATGGTAAGGTATTTAAAATAAATACATTGTTGACAGCATCGGAGATACATGAGAAACTACAGGAGATAGAAGAGATGCAGAGGTATTCATCTATGATAAGTTTATTTGGTGCGGATTACGGAGGAGAAAGAGGAGAGGGAGGGGAAGATGAATAAGTTTAAAGTTGGGGATATAGTACGAATCGCTGAGAGTTCTTGTTTCCACGGGAAAAATTATTATAATCCTGCGGATAAGGATGGAATCGTGATTGATTCAAACTACACGGTAGATTATAGATATAGAGTGGATTGGGGAGGGGGGCAAATAAATCGTTACCGAGGTGAAGACTTATACTTAGTAGAGAATAAAAAGGAGAAAGAAATGCCAGATACAGAAAAGAAATATAAGATAACAACAGAGTTGAGCTTACAAGAAGTGACAGATTTAAAGCGAGCTTTATCTTGTTCTAGCTTTGTTGAACTTCACAAGGAGTTAAGTATTATATACAGAGAAGCTCAAAGAAATGTTGTAAAGGTAGGTGGTAAAGAGTACTATGAAGACGAACTATCCGCAGCATTAGCAAACATTAAACCAATTAAATAAAAGGAAACAACATGCCACATTTAAACGCAACAATTGAAGCAATCGCCATTAAGCCATTAGCACAGCCGGACAACTACGGTAATACATTTAGAGTTGGTATGAAGTTCGGAGAGGACTGGTACAGCTACGGGACAATCAAGAAAGACCAATTAGATGTTAAAGTAGGTAATGACTGGGTTACAGTTACTAAGGGGATGGAAGTAGAGTTCATGTATAAAGTGAATGGTGACTTCAAGAATGTAGAGAAGAAATCTTTCACTGTAACTAATCAAGAAGGTGGTGTAGCTACTAGACAGGATACACAGCAAGCACCACAGCAAAGTGCAAACAATGCACAGTCCAAAGGTAGCTTTGTTAACCCTGCTGAAGTTGGTCAATGCTTGAACTTAGCAGTAGAATGCTTAGGCTTTAGCTCTGCTGATTGCACGAACCCAGATAAGGTAGTAGAAGCAATTCAGTGGTACAAGAGAACAAGACAGTTATTCAGCACCTTATACCCAACTGTGGATTTAGAAGAGGAGTTAACTCCCCCACCTAAAGCTAAGCCAAAGTCAAAACCTAAACCTGCACCAGCAGCAGAAGACAGCTACGATGATGATGATATTTAAATGACCTGCCCCTTCGGGGGCTACACTTCGGAGTTAATATGAAAGCAAGCGAAATGATATGCTTATTGGCAAAGCAAATAGAAATGAATGGAGATAGGGAAGTTAAGCTGTGGATTGACGGGAGTAGGAGTGAACTGGCTGGGTATCCTAGAAGTGTCACATGGGATACAGACAATAAAGTAATAGAAATTTACGGAGAGTAGCTAAAGCTACAAAGGAGAGTAACATGAAAGACACTTACATAGCGTTAGAAAGACACGGGAATCAGTCCCATTTTGCGGGGGTTATAGACGACTTAATTGAGGGTATTATAGACAGCGGGGTGGATATTGGCGATTTTGATTTCTACCTAATAGACTCCTCTACAAAATTAAAGTTAACATTAGGGGAGTAGGATGAACCAAGAGAGATTAAATCAACTGTTAAAAGCGGAACGTAAGTTATCTGCATTAGAAGCTAGTGGTGTTGATAACTGGGAGGGGTATGGGTATGCATTAGAACCTCTCAGGAAGGAAGACGAGAAGCAAGATGTAGTGGATATGTGCGTGAGGAGTCTGTTGGAGCTTGCAGGTGAAGCAGAGGTGAGTTGCGAAGACTCCCTTCACGGACTCTACATCGTAAATATAGATGAGGAGACAGTTCGGCACTTAGTGGATAAACTACTAGAGGATATAGGGAGAATAGTATGAACATTACAATAGAACATGACAACAAGACATACGTAGTGAAGCAAGGTTGTAAGTATGGATGGACTCTGGAAGTCTGTACTCCTACAGTTAAAGAAGGCGCTAAGAAGAAAGAAAATAAAGAATCTTACTTCTTCCCTAACTTGGAGCTTGTAGCTAAGAAGCTTACTTGGTTTGAGGTGGATACCTCAGAAGTCCGTATAGCTATCGACAAAAGCGTAGCAGATGCGGATTATACAGCAGACATATTGAGGGCTACGCTATGACAACACCAACATGGTTCAGTGCTGTAGCTGATAAGGACTTAGCAGAAGTGGAGTTGAAAGAGCGAATGGAGTACGAGCAGATTAAGTTACAGATGCTTGAGATGGATGTAGCTAATACGGAGTTACGTATGCGACTACTGAAAGCACAGATAGAGTAGTGCGAGTCCTGCAAGAAAGTCTAGTTAATGTGCTTACAGGGGCGTTAGTTAACTACCCCTTGAGTATGTTCTTCTTGTGGTTGTTTATGGAGAAACTTGAGATGCAAGATGTATTTTGGATAGCAACGTATAGCACCTTGTGTATGACAGTTATAGCATTCATTAGGGTTTATTGGATAAGGAGCTGGTATGAAAGACGAAACCGTACCAAATAATGACACCATGCTTATCATTGATGGGGACTTGATACTCTATCAGAAAGGATTTAAGCATGAGAAGACAGAAGAGTGGTGGGTAGTAGAAGCTGATGTGGATAAGTGGATAGCGAGTTTATTCAAGAAGTTCGGCACTTACAACTACATCATATACCTCACTGGTAAGGGGAACTTCAGAGAAGTCTTAGCTGTCTCTCATCTATACAAAGGGGATAGGGTTAAGGATAAACCTAAGTGGTACAAGGATATTAAGGAGTACTTAATACATATGCACCGTACTAAGTTGGTAGAAGGTATGGAAGCAGATGATGCTATAGCAATGCACTTAACACGCAACCCTAATAGCATTCACATCGGGATTGATAAGGACTTATTACAAGTACAGGGATGGCATTACAGGTACGCTACACATAACAGTCCAGAAGTTCCTTTGAGATGGATTAGTAATGAAGGGTTCTTGGAGTTACAACTGACTACACAGAAGAGTGGTAAGGTGAAGAAGAAGTTAGTAGGGGGCGGGTACAAGTGGTTCTATGCTCAGATGTTAATGGGGGATAAGACCGATGAGATATACGGGCCTACAGGCTACGGGGATGTAACAGCGTATAACGTCCTAGATGGAGCTGTAACGGAGCGGGAGTGCTACGAAAGAGTACAGCAATGCTATGAGGAGGCTTTTGAAGAACATGAGCTTAGATTGCGGGAGAATGCCAATTTACTATGGATGGTACGGGGTTATGATGATAAGGGAGAGTTAATTATGTGGGAGATACCTAATGTTCAGGAGTAAATGGAGGAAGAGAGCAGAGGATACTTTGGGGGAGCTTGTCATAGCTGAGAATCGTATACAAGCACTAGAGAATGAAATTGGGCGACTGAATGGGGTTCACTCTTTTGTGGCGGGTAGCCAACTGGCGAATATAATCCTTGACTTAAGATGGGAGATAATGAAGACCAATAAAACACCCACTAGGCTACTACTGAGCCAAGAAGATGTAACCCGATTCCTACAGGAATGTCCTTTACATTTCCTAGCGGGGGAGACTACAGGGATTACAAAACTTTTCGGTTTAGATGTACACTATACAGCAGGGGAGATAAGAGTAGAATGAAACCAGAGACACTAAGTAAGGTGGTAGGTAAGCTAGAGAGTTACATAGAGTATGCTTCACATTTACCTATAGAGTGCATGAATGTAGAGATGGTAGTTAAAGCTGTATTAGCAAGGGATGCACTACTTAAGGAGATAGAATGCCTAGAACAGTAGAGAAGACTAGAGCAGGGGAAACATGGAGCGAGAGTAGATACTTCTCATTCATACGTAGTGCCTTACGTAGAAGCTTTATGAAATACCCTGTGAAGTATCAAGTGAAAGAAGCTGCATCAAGACCTTATGTTGGCAGTGATAAGAGGAGGAAGAAAGAGTATCAGTGTGCAGTGTGTGATAGTTGGTGTGCTGATAAGGATGTAGCTGTAGACCATATTACACCATGTGGTTCACTGAAGACATTTGAAGACCTACCAAAGTTTGTGGCAACACTCTTCTGTGAGAAAGAGAATTTACAAATAATTTGTAACACTTGCCACCAGATTAAAACTAATGAAGAGAGGGCAAAGAAATGAGTAAGATATTTAAGATAAGAACGACTACAAAGGTTAAAGAAAACGTTACACATTTGATGATACCAGACACACAATGCAAACCAAACATTGATATGTCTTACCTCTCTTGGGTTGGTCAGTACATAGTAGATAAGAAACCAGAAGTTATTGTACATATTGGTGACCATGCTGATATGCCATCTTTGAGTTCATATGACAAGGGGAAGAAAGCTGCTGAAGGTAATAGGATACAACTTGATATAGATGCTAGTATAGAGGGTATGAACTTATTACTAGGCCCATTACGTGCATTACAACAACACCAAAAGAAAAATAAGAAGAAGGTGTACACACCCAGAATGGTAATCACACTAGGTAACCACGAAGAAAGGATAATGCGTCATGTTAATGCTAATCCAGAGCTTGACGGATTCTTATCTTATGATAACCTCATGTATAAGGAGATGGGGTGGGAAGTATACGACTTCCTGAAGCCTGTGATTATTAATGGAGTAGCGTATTGTCATTTTATGGCTAACCCTTTTACTGGTAAGCCTTATGGTGGTACTGCTCAGAACGTATTGAAACAAGTTGGGGAAAGCTTCTGTGTGGGGCACAAGCAGACACTTGATGTAGCGACTAGGTTCTTACCTGCGAGTGGCGCACAGCAATGGGGTATTATAGCGGGGGCTTGCTACCTGCATGATGAAGCTTACAAAGGGCATCAAGGGAATCACCACTGGAGAGGAATTGTTATAAAGCATAACGTAAGTAAGGGGAGTTTCAATCCTATGTTTGTTAGTTTAGATTACTTAAAAGAGCGATATGAAAGCGCTTAAAACCAAACAACTTTACATGAACTTTTAGTTCAAAACCAAAGGAATAATTATGAAAAATTTAGCATTAGCAATAGCACCAACATTTATCGTGTGGCTTGTAACACTACTGACTACAGGTACATCATTAACAGCTTACCCATTGTTCTTATTATACTGTGTGAGTTATTTGTTTATTAAAGAAGTAAAGTATGAGGTAGGTAAGTAATGGAATTTGTAATTAGTGACATCGTGACATATAATAAGTACTACGCTAGAGAAGCGCATAGATTCATCCCACTGAATGCCATAGAGGACTTGGAGGGGTTCCCTAAGATTGCAGTGAGAATACATGAGTACGATGCTTTAAGTGATGAGCAGGACTTGTTACAAAAGCAAGTAGAAGCCCTAGCTGCATTTGGTATTATACGATTGGTGTATGTGGATGATGAAG